CGTGTTAGCCGGGCGGTTATTTTTTATTAATCAATTTTAAAACAATATATTATGCAAACTCAACACAACGTATTTATAAGAAAATTTGGCGACAAAGCCATTATCATAACTGTAACAGACTGGGATGATTTTAAAGAGTTAGAAAAACATTCTAAACATGAAGACCCTGATTTAATTATCAGTGGAATCACTTCAACTGGAAATATTTACACAAATATGAACATGGAAATGATTTTATCGACAAAAGGTGAAGTCAAAGATATTACCAAAGACACAAAAGGATCTGGATTAGCTTCAATAATTACAGGTAATAGCAATGCAGGAGCAATATGGGGCTATCGTAAAATAAGTGGATTATCTGCAATAACTGATATGATTACTCCGAAGCTGTATTAAACTGACGGCTAACGGTTGGCGGTATGGTGTCGTAATTTTACGGATTAATAACACAAACTTAAATAAAATGTATACAAAAGAAGACATTGAAAAAGCAAAACAGTACTTAGATAATGAAGGGTACGGAACTGGAAGCAACTTTACATTAAATGTAGTAGCTAATTTAATGGCAGAATACGCAGCAAAAAACTGTGTTATACCTGCTGTTAGCAAATCGTTAAAATGCGATTGTAAGCACTCAGGTAGTTGCAGATATGAAGAAGTTGTTTTAGAAACAAAAGAACTTTGCAGACATAAAGAATAGCATTTTTATGTTTGCTAACGTTAAATGTATGGTTAGTGGCGGATTAGAAACCACGAACCTATCAAACAGTACAAAATTAAATAGATAAAATAAATGTTAAACTACGCACAAAACCGCCATTAACTATACATATTGTTAGGCGTATGTGCTTGTAAATCTTAAAATTATGACAAAAGAAATTAATCAAAAACTGGAAGAATTAAAAGAAATCTTCGCAAGAGAAACGGCAAGTAATGTTTCATCAATAAATATTTTCATTAACTACCAAGGGGCGAAAATTGAAATAATGCAAAGAGACCCAATCCAATTAAAAAAGGATTCAGTATCAATGAAAAATATCGCTGGTGAGTGGATTCGTTAGCATTACGCCTAACGTTGGTGGTATGAAATCGAAGCGGAATGCGAGCAAAACACTATCAAAATACAGCGAATTATGAACGGAGCTACACACTTTAATAAACCACAACACCCGGCATGTTTTTTACCGCGTGTTAACGCCCAGCCATTTTTTCATGGTTCTCTTTTTTCGGGTATTGGAGGTTTTGATTTAGCTGCTGAGTGGGCCGGTTGGCAAAACGCTTTTCATTGCGAATGGAACGAATTTGGACAAAAGATTTTAAAACATTACTGGCCTAAAGCTATTAGTTATGGAGATATTACAAAAACAGACTTCACTATTCACCGAGGAACAATTGATGTACTTACAGGCGGATTCCCCTGCCAACCATACAGCCTCGCAGGAAAAAGGAAAGGCAAAGAAGATGAACGCCATTTGTGGCCAGAAATGCTTAGAGCAATACGAGAGATTGCCCCAAGCTACATTGTGGGGGAAAACGTTTTTGGCTTACTTAATTGGGACGGGGGACTGGTTTTCAACGAGGTGCAAGTTGACTTGGAAAATGAAGGGTACGAAGTACAACCGTGTTTACTTCCAGCTTGTGCCAAAAACGCTCCGCACCGAAGGGAACGAATTTGGTTTATTGCCTACAATGACAGCTTCAGACAGCAACGGAATAAAGAACTTAAGAAAGGATTCAAACATAATGGAAGGCGGGAGGCATTCAGTAAGCTTGACACACATGTTTCATTTGGGAATGTTACCGACACCGAATGCGAGCGACAACAGGGATCGAGGCAGGCCGAAAGACAAATGTGTTCAGAGACGTATGGAAATTGGGAAACAAGTTGGACTAACCCAAATGGTGGATGGCCAACTCAATCCCCAATTTGTGGAGGAAATGATGGGGTTTCCTATCGGATGGACAGACTTAAAGCATTGGGAAACGCAATAGTTCCACAGGTTGCTTTTGAAATTTTCAAAGCTATAAATATGCACGAGGCTTCTTTAAGTGGTGCATAACGGTGGTTGTATGCGTGCGGTTTTGCTTGCACACAGCTATCAATTTATACAGAATTATCCAGCAAAACTGACGTATACAACGTGTTATGCAATGTGGTTATTAATATTTAAAAACTAATATACAATGAGTTATAAAACTTTTTTTACGTTTGCCGCAGGACTTAATAAAACATTGAAAGTCCCAATTGGCACTAAGGAATCAATTCAAAATCATATAGACTGGATTGAATCAACCCTTAATATTGAGAGAGAAAAATATTTAGAAAATCCAGCACATTGGAAGTATAATGATTTTTTGAATATTAAAGATGACATATTGTGCGATGCTGCCGAAAAACACAACGATTGGGTTCGATGGATTTATGACGGTTTAGCCGACTGGTCGAATAAAGAGCCTGATATATGCGAAGAAATAACAAATGAAGATTTTCAAGGATTTCTCCCAGCGTTATCATTTATAAAAGTAAAATCTGAACGATGGAATGGCGAATATTATACGAAAAGAATGGAGGCTCTGTATGAAGTAATGAGAGGCAGGGAAAATGAAGGTATTTCATTTGATGCTAAAAAATTAACTGAAAAACAAGCTGCACAGGTTATTATATTGTTTTCTGAATTTTTAGACCACGAAGATAGACGTTTAGATGTTCCAAAAGACTGTGATTATTTGGCTTCGTCTTACGATGGTGGTTATGAGTGGTGTGAGAAGTGTGGAGCGATTACCTACGAACATTCTCTAAACTGTCGAAAAAGGGGCTGTCCGCTACAAAAACAATACAAGGAGGAAAATGCTGATTAGCGGCTCTTCCATATTGCATAACGGTAGGTATATGGTTAGTGCGCTTACCGATAACTTAAATAATAGCACTGGCTTCACAAGCGCATTAACTATATACATTGTTATAGCGCGTTTAAATTAAAAACGATGAATTACGAAGGAGAAATGTATAATTTAGAAAAAGACTTAGAAAACGGAACTTATATCTATGTCAGAGAAGATGGCAAAATGGCATTAATAGTTAATACATTAATGGTTATTATAGCTGTAATAAAAACATGGTGCGCAGAAAATGAATCATTTATAGAAGTTAGCTAAATGCGTTATAACGTTTTGGCAATAAGAATAGTTGGCTTTGCTCCAATTTTCAAGTTACCACCACAGTTGATAAGCCAATTATTTTTATTGCGTGTTATCGGCTGCCTTTGTTCTTAATTTAATTATTCACTTAAAAACTTAAATAATGCTATTAACATTTTCAAAATCAGAATTTAGAGACCGAATAAGGAAAGGTATTAAAATACATACTATTCGGGAAGATAAACACAACCGATGGAAACAAGGAATGACTATTCATTTTTGGCTTGGTAATCCAAGAAATACAAGAGGTAAAATAAAACCTTATCAGTTTGGTAAAGGGATATGCGAACTTGTTTTACCAATTCACATTTATCCAAATGAAAACAGGTTTATTATTGGAGACCAAGGCGAATTTAAAACAATTGGTTCGTTAAATGAACTTGCCGAAAATGATGGATTTGATTCATGGGAAGATATGAAACAATGGTTTAAAGAGGAATTTCACGGTAAAATTATTTACTGGAAAGACTTTGAGTTAACTGCAAATGATGATGGCAGCACGGTCTTTTAGGTTGCCGATAACGGTGGTAATATGGCATCGAAAGCCAACCACCAAATTTTCCTATGAAAAATAATGATTCTTTGGCTTTTGTGCTATATTACGTGTTATACACTGGCGTTTAACCACTTACATACATTTGAAACACGGACGTAATAATTATTTTTTAGGGGAGGAAAAATATTTTAAATAAATAGTTTGTATTTAAAAAGTATTTACTATATTTATAGAGCAATAATGCAGATAACCATAAATAAATACTAATTATGAAACTAAGAGAATACAAAAACGAAGAAATAAACAAGGTTTACGAAATCGTTAAAAACATGAAAGATTGGTCTAAAGTTGCATGTTCTGGACTGTATCAGAGAAGCGAAAGGAATAAATTAATGGTTGATATGATAAAATTCTATGACCACAACATGGACCAATTTAGTAAAAACTCAATACTTAATTCTATTGAAGCAGGAGAAAAGCCAAACTTGCTTAGTATGAATGGTTGCCACGAATCATTTTACATGTATGAACTAAATGGGGTTAAGTTTTTCACAAACACAAATTTGAATTAATGAAAACCAAGAAAGTAACTATAAGCCTTACTCCTGAACAACAGGAGAAGGCTAAAAAAGATAGCATTGAATTATTTGGCAAAGAAAACCTTTCAGGATATTTGCAGGTACTAATCCAAAACGGTTTGCAAAACCGTAAGAGCGGGGGCAAAAAATAATTATGGCAAGTTTGCACAGGTGTTGATTGAAATACTGCATTTCCTACGCTTGTGTATAATGTTGGTTGTATGCGTTCGGTTTTGCTTGCACACAACTATCAAATTGCACGGAATTACCCAGCAAAACTGACGTATACAACGTGTTAGCAACTGGCACGGATTAAAAGAGAAATTTAGAACCTTGTGGTGTAAAGGCGAACCGCATAAATATATGACAAATACACAAAAATT